GAACTTGGCGTCTTGAGATTTAAAGCCAGCCTGCCAGTTATTGAATTGGCCAGCATCGACCAGGGCGCGCAAGGCGGCGGTGGAGGAAGCGGCAAGGTCGCCGATCAGGTGGACATAGCCAAGGGCGTAGAAGCCAAAGGCGGGGATGAACTGGTCGACGGTGTACCACAGGCGCTTTTGCATGCCTGTGTCGCCTTCACGCCAGTTCCGCTTAATGGAGTAGACAGAGCCGGTCTTGGAATTGAAGTGGACGATATAGGGAGCATAGCCACCTTCGGGGAGGAGAGGGTCTTCGCCGTCTAGGTCGAGATAGCAGTGGGACTCGCCGACTGAATAGCCTTTGCGTTCGAGGGATTGATCGAAGCCCTGGGCCTTGGCGATGGCTTCGGAGATTTCGTTGGTGTCGAGGGTTTCTTCGCTGTCGTTTTCGGAAGCGGGGATGAAGGTACCAGAGGCGACTAGGTTGTCCATCTTGCGGGTGGACAGTTCCATGATCTCGATGTACTCTTCGGCATCGCGAAGGTGGGCGCAAGCGGGATCGACGTAGAAGTTCTCGACGTGGACGATGGTCGGGTCGGGCACGTTGGTGACGGCGTTCCAGCCCACTTTGCGGAGACCGACGCCCATGAAGCCAACGCGGAAGAGGTTGCGTTCGAGGTCGTTGTAGAAACCCGGCACCTGCTCCGTAAGCTGGTAGTTCATGTAGGAGCGAACGCGGGAAGCGGCTTGTTCGCGGGGCATGTCGACGTAACCACGAACCTTGGTGCGGACGGGGCCTTTAGCGGGCCAGAGTTCTTGGATGGCCTTAGCTTGGAACTTGACCACGTTCTCCATGAGGAGTGGGTGGACGGCGGTGCAGGCACCTTCGACGTCAGTGGTGCCTTCGCCATCGGTGTTAAGGCCCAGCCACTTGACGCCAAGCTTCAGCTTCTCTTCCCACTCCTGGCGCCCATTGCGGAAGTTTTGGAGGGCGTCTTGACGATCAGAGCCGATGTCGCGTAAGACATTGTCTTCGAGCATGAGAGCGAGGTTGGCACCGAAGGACATGTCTACTTCGATTATCTCGTCCTCGGGAATAACCTCTAGGGTTTCCTCGGAGAACTCAAACTCCATATCGGGCAGTTCGGGCAGTTCGGATTCGAGATTATCGGACATGGGTCACTTGGCTCCAGTAGCTTCGGAATGGTTTGCGACGGGCAACAGTGTCGGGTTGGCTGACCGTTTCTTGGGTGAGTTCATAGCGGCGCCGCAAATAAAGCAGGGCCATGACCATAGCATCGACAGCGTCGTCATGGGCGCCCTTCGGAAACTCAAGAGCTTCTTGCAGGAGTTCAGAGGCGAACTTCTTGCCGAGGGGAAGCCAGACGCGCTGACGTTCGACGATGCCGCTGACGGCATGGGCACGACTTACTTTATCACGGTCGGGCTGAAAAGGCAACACAGGCAGCTTGTTAAGCTTGAGGTCCTGTATGAGGGATTGGCCCGAAGCTTTGTTTTCGATGATCATCCGGTCAGGCTTAAAGCGGGCATGCTGCTCTTTGGCGGCGGCGCGGAGTTGTGGGAAGGACCATCGGCCCCTGACTTGGTTCAGCAGGATGGCATTGGGTTCTTCGTACTCGTAGCCCTTGTCGTCGGTGTAGGTGAGGTGAAAGATGCCCCAGGTTTGGATGACCGAGAAGTCCGCCTTGGATTTGGTGCTGAAGGCGGTATCCAGGGTTTGGATGATTTCGTCGCATTCGGGCGGATCATCTTCGTCCCAGTCTTGGAAGTCGTCTCGGTTGAAGATGTTGCCGTCTTCGCCCGTGGGCGTCTGCATGTACAGGGCGCCCCAGTCGGAGCGGGAGAGTCCTTCACGGGTGGCAATGAGGTCATCCATTGTGATGAACTCGGGCCAATAGGACTCGTTCTCGGGCAGCATCAGGTAGTCGGCGCTGCCCTTGTCGAGGATGGCAGGGATGGAGATGACTTCCCACTGGTCGACGCGCGCATTGCGCGCAGACTTGTCGAGGAGGTAGCCACTGAGGTCGCGAACATGCCAGCGCGTATTGACGAGGACGATGCGGGAATCGGGAAGTTTGCGGGAGCGGAAGCCGGGGCCATACCAGTTGTTGACCCGTTCGCGCTCGGTGTCGGATTTGGCGGTCTGCTCCGAGAGGGGGTCATCGAGGACGCCCAAGTTGAAACGATAACCGGCGATGGACTTGCCTGCACCGGCTGGCATGAAGGACCCACCTGTGACCAGCTTCCAGCCTGTGACGCCTGACATGTCATCGCGAATGTGGACGCCCGGAAAGATTTCTTGGTATTCGGTGGAGCGGACTAGATCGCGGATGCGGCCAGAGCATTCGACGGCTTTGTCGGTGGTGTGGGAAATCCACATGATACGCCAAGTGGGATGGCGACCCATGCACCATGCTGAGAAGAGCATGAGGAGGACGGACTTCATGGAGCCAGGAGGAAGGGCCAGCATCAGGCGGTCGACGGAACCACGGTCCACGTCTTGGAGGGTGGCGGCAATGGCTTCGATGTGACGGCCATCGCGATATTCGTTCCCGTCCAACATCAAGGGGGCGAGGAGCTTGACGAAGACGTAGAAATCATCTTTAGCCTCCAGTACTGCTTTTTGATGGAGAGCTTCAGCCAGTTCGGCCTTGATTTTAAGGAGAAGGTCTTCTTTAGTTTCAACCGGGTTCATATAGGTTTTTCTTACGTCGATTTTCAGTTGCGGTAATTATTTGCAAATTGCAAGGAACGTGGAGACCACAGACGTATTTGTTTTTAAGGGGGATAATATGGTCGACTTGATGAACAATTCCTGTTTGCTTAGAAATTTTGCGACACTCAAAATAGAATTGTTTGATAACTTGAAGGTCGGCCCACTTAGGGGTTGCATTTAAAATTGATGCACGTCGGCCAGAACAGTGAGCCGCGATCAAAGCGGGGTTGCGTTTGCGATATTCACGAGTTGCCTTATTAGCTGCCTCTGGATTATTGCGTCTGTAGGAACGTGCTGCTTCTCGGCGAGTTTCGGAATTGTTTTGATAGTACTTTAAATCATACTGCTTTAATTTAGGTCTGTTGTCAGAATTCCATTTATTTTGATTAGCACGGGCGCATACTACGCAAGCTTTAGATGCAACAAATCGTTCTGCCGTGTGCCCACGCACACACGGAATTCCGGTAAAAAACCTAGAGAGCTTTTGTTGCTTAGCGTCTATATACGAAAGCAAACGCAATGTTTCAGTGGATTTTAAGTCTGCGCTCAATCTCAGGCTCCGCTTCTTTAAGGATAGACGTCAACTCGCTGATACGAGTATCTAGTTCGGATTTTGAGTAAATAGTTCTATGTGTAATTTCTTTACGTTCTAAAAACATGCCGAGGTACTTGGCGAGGTTTTCCATAGCCCGGTTGGCGTTGGTGAAGTCGCCGCTGCCCATAGCGGCTGTGGCAATGTCGTTGAACCACTTGACGACATCTTCGACGTTGATCTTCATACGGGCTTTCTCCTCGATTTCGAATGCTGTAACTAGGTCGTTGAAGTAGGGGATGGCCAGATTCTTGTTGGCCATCGAGAGCAGGACTGCCGGATTAGCGGTGTCGTATCCGGCGAGGCGCATGGCGCCGCACTTATTAGAGCGCCCGTTCTTAGCGTATTGGCGGGCGAACTCAACTTGCTTGGGAGTGATCGGCTTCATCAGGGCGATCTTGTCCCAGTTGACTTGCCACGTTTCGCGGAGGTGCTCCTTTAAAGTGCGGAGCGCCTCTACGTGATGTTTGCGGATACCGTACTTGGGCTTATGGACGTTCATCTCTTTAAGCTCAATGCGGTATTTGCGAAGCCGGTCCTTCTGCGAGGGCGGATTAGGTTGCTTGGCAGCAGACCGTGCTGAGGCTTCGACTAGGTACTTGGGTCTCTTCTTGGTGGTGATTTTGGGTTTGTATTCTTCGTCACTCATGGAGGTGCCTCGTCATCATCTTGGCGCACGATGGAAATAAGGGAGCGGCCCTTCTGGTGGGCAGCGGAAGAACGCCCAGCATTGAAGAAGCGGATGCCATGCCGTTCGAGGGCAGGACGAATACGCTTGAGTTCCGCTGCGAAACCGTGGGAGGTTTGAGGCAGCCGTTCGCGGGGACCCATATTCATTTCCAACTGACCAATCAAATCCGCATAAGTTCCTGAGAACTCCTTCTGCTTTTCCATCATACGCAACAGGGCTGAAGCCATACCGTGGAACTCCAGCATCTGGTTCTCGGCAGCAGACCGATTGTTCTTATAGACGTTCATAAGACGCCCGGTCTGCCAACCAAAAGCTTCCTCGGCAGCGACGGCCCACACAGCAAATGCAGACATGCGCGGCTTTTCAGCAAGGACTACTTTACCATAGTTTTGAGTAGCAATCAATGCCGCGTTCATGAGGGCGCCCAGCATGCGGGAGTGGTCGTGGTGGAAAGCGTCCCAGAACTCTAGGTCGTCACGCCGCATACGAGGGTCGATGCGGGGAAGGTGTACGTGAATGGAGCGGTCGACAAGGTCGCCACGTTCTACGACATCTGGGATTCCGTTCATGGCGACAGGGCGGCAGACGCGGACTGCGGATTCCTCGGCGTTGGTGTAGAGGGCACGACCGCCTTGGGCGCCAGTGCCGGTGCTGATAACGCAGAGGGCGTCGGACATCTTGTTGGAGATGAAGGAGACGTTGTCGAATGCGAGGACGAAAGAGTTGCGGACCATAGCTTGCAGGTCACGCTGGTCTTCGGGCGGGGTCCGCATGTCGAGGGCATGGGGGTCGATGATGCGGCGTAGGAGGCGAAGGACAGTGGACTTGCCTGAGCCTTGTTCACCTGAAATGGTGAGGACAGGGTAGGGGCCTTCGGGGCGGAGGCAGCCTAGGAGCCACGCGCATAGAAGCATGATAGTGTCGTCATCGGCGACGATATACTTGCGAAGCATGGTAGGGAATTCGGAAGGCGGTGCGTCGAGGTCGGGGTCGACGAGAGGAAGCATGCCTGCGCCGCGCAACATGCGGATGTGGGTCGGGCCTCCGGGGACTCGGTTGATGCCTTCGGCGGTGATGCACCAAGCGTCGTTGGCGTCGTTGCCGATGTCGAGGTAGAGTTCGCCGACCTTGCCGCCCACACGGATGAAGTCCTTGACTTTGCGGCCCTTGGAGCGGACCATGTGAGCGAAGTAGGTTTGGGCGGAATTGAGGAAGTCGCCATTAGGGACAATGCCAATTTGGTCAATGCAGAAGGAAGTGAACCAACCACGAAAGTCGCAGCCCCCGCTTGGGGTGATGGCCATTGTGCGGCGGGCGCCTGCTTCGCAGTAGTCTAGGAAGAGGCGTCCGTCTTCAGTGGACCAAGGAGTGAGTTGGGCTTTCGCGTCATTTAGGAGTTGAACGCGGTTGACTTTGTCGGACATATTGGCTCCTATGTTGGAAGCCAAATATACGCCGGGGTGAGAAGCCTGTCAACAATTTCACCATTCTCACCCAGGTTCGCTGGGCCACACCACTTCCCACGGGAAGCCAGCCTGAGTGGTGACATCGCGAAGCGCCTGCCTATAGACAGCCCAGGCGAGATCGTCTACGGGGGCGTCCGAAAGCTGGGTCCAATCGCAGGCAGCAAGGCGCGCGTTGCGGTCAGCACGGACGGCAGCAGCCTGCTGATCGTCGAGAGCAGTGCAGGCTTCGGGAGGCAGGTCGACGGCTACGTAGTTGGTGTACCACTTGTCACCAAGCATGACGACGCCTTGGCGGACCACGACTTGGTAGCGGGTAGCTACGGGGTAGGGGCCTTCGAAGACGACGTCCCCGCCAAGACCGTTGATGGCGGATTCGGTGAGGGGGACGGGAAGGCTGGTGTTGGGGAACATCGCGCGGAACTCTTGTTCGAACACGATTGCTCCGGTAGATTGGATTCTGATTTCCATAGTGTCCTCTTATGCAATTGCCAAAAATAAATAGTTGCCGCCGAGGGCGTTGAGGCTTGCAGTCGCTGCACTGCTGAGTTCGAAGCCAGCGCTGTAGGTATCAACAAAATCTAGACCCGTAACTTCAACGGCTGTGGAATTTAACAAGAAGTAAGGATCATTGCCTGCGACGATACCACGGGCGGTATCCCAAACATACCACGGGCCAATGGCATCAATACGCTTAATCATTATGAAACGAGCGCCGCCCGTAAAACCACAATTGATTTGAGTAGTTCCACCCATGCCGGTATAAGTGCCGACCTTGGATACGCCTGCGACAGTACCAAACAAGTAAGCAATGTAAGTGGTGGTAGATTCATTTACAGTGATGTTGTTGCCTACTGAAAATACAGAGGCTGTCGGGGCTGTGCTATTCCAAAGTGTATTGGCATTGAAAGCCGCTCCGGTGCTGTTTAGCTCCATGAGCTTAGTAACATCACCATAGTAAACTTCCCATGCATAACCTAAAGAACGGGACTTCACTATTATCAATTGCGGGACTGCCCCTAAGTTATGGCTTATTGTGCGCGCGGCACCCGTCCCGGTATAGCACACAGTATCAAAGAAGCCGGGTGCACGGCGGATCAAGTAATTGATGTATGTGTTAGCGGACGCATTAGCGATGGAATCAGTTGTACCAACTTTAACGCCATCCATTACATCCCAAGGATTTGCTTGAAGAATGGTGGTTCCTGCGGCAGTCTCTGCTGAAGAGCCTGATGCTATTAAATATCCCGTGCCGGTAAGCCTTGAGGAAAACAAAGTTGGATAAGCAGCACCGCGATTCTTAATTAAGATTGTATCATCTGTCTGGCCGCCAGTCACTGTGACATTTGCGCCCGTGCCGGTACGTGCGTTGAGACCGAACACACTTGTGCCCGTCGTCGGCGTCTTCATCGGGCCACGGCGGATGGCGATGTAGATGTAGACGTCTGCATTGTTTCCGAAAGACGCGTCTTGATAAGTAAAACCAGTCGCAGTCGGTCCGATTCCAATCCCTGTAGATTCGGCATTTAATGCTTCGGCCTGAAGTGTCGCACCTCCCCCAGAAGCGGGCATTCCTCTCATACTATCATTTGTAAACCAACTGCCAGATGCAGAGGAATTTTTGAAAATAATAAATTGTGGTTCGTATCCTAAATTTACAGTTGCGCCTGAAGCCACATTGTTAAATGTACCACAGCTAATTACATTGTCCGTACCGTTAAGGCCAAAGCCGCCTGCATTATGGGCAAAGAGATAGGCGACGTAGGAGACACCATTTGCATTTACGTCGGCGTTACCACCAACAGTGAAGACTGAGCTTGTCGGGGCCGTGCTATTCCAGCAAGTGGGATTAGAAGCCTGGGCTGCTGTTGAATTGATGCCGATACTATAAGCGGCGGAAGTAAGCCCTCTGTGGTAAACCTGCCAGTTAGAAGTCGCCGCAATGCGCTTTACTATGATGCACCCTGGAACGGCGCCTAGACTATGTGAAACATTCTGGCCCGTGCCATTCCCCGTATAAGTCACAACATCAAAAAACTTCGCCTGCTTGCGGAAGGTCCAAGAGGTGTAGGTAGCTGCGTTGGTGTTAATTTTGGCGAGTGAGCCAATAGTAAAGCCGGTTGTCCCAAAGGCTGTAAGACCAGTTGCTTGTGTAGTTTGGGCTGTAGTTAGATTTGTCCCAATATCAAAGGTAGCACCACGGGCAGTATCATATAAAGCATGATCCGTAGCGCCAGAACGCCCCTTCATCCAGACCAAGCCACCTTTTGAGGATAGATTAACACCATTCGTAATAGTCTGTGACGCGCCCGTACCCGTATAAAGCCACGTCGAGAACACATCTTCGATGTAGTTGGCGGCTGGAGCAGAGGAAGAGCCGAGGAGAGATTCAACGAGGAGCATTATTTGGAGTCCGCCATGGTTTGAACGCCGCGCCAAATGACGCCGCCGTCATCAGTGATGAACGTGAAGACATCGGTGCCGCTCGTCGTAACAGTGGGAACGGTGCCGTTGGGCCACTTGACAGCGGTTGGCCATGTAATAGTATAACCACCACCGTTGGTAAGTTCGAGGATCAGGCCCGCAGCTACAGTGCTGACAGGCGGGTTGGCGATCACAAAGGTAGTGCTGCCGGATACCTGGGCTGAGAAAAAGTTGGCGGAGGCCAGATCGAGGGTCGTGGTGGCGGAGACGTTAGCAAGGGACGTGCGCGCCAGGGTATAGCCAGAAATGGCAGCCAAGGTGTAGGTGCGAAGGAGTGATGCGGTTGCTTGGCGGGAGCCGAAGCCGGAAGCCGAGACTTTGGAGATTTCGAAAAGGTCGGTAGCAGAGACTGCTGTGGCCGAGGTTAGGCCACTGATTTTATAGGTTGCCATGGGATTCCTACCTACTGTCTTTTATGGATTGGACGCCACGCCAAGTGGTGCCGCCATCGTCAGTTACAAAAACCAAAATGTCTGTGCCGCTGCTGGTCAGGGTCGGCGCTGTAGCACTGGGCCACTTGGTGGCGGTCGGCCACGTCACGGTAGCAGCCCCGCCATTGGCAAGCTCCAAGATAAAGCCCCCTGCCGCAGGCCCGGTAGCAGCGGAGACGGGCGGGTTCGCAAACACGAAGGTGGTGCTGCCCGCTGCCGTCACTTGGAAGTAATTGGCTTCGAGGAGGTCCAGCGTGGTGGTAGCAGAGACGTTCCCCTTGATGACCGCTTGGAGGGCGTAGTCTTTGAACTTGGGGCGTGTGACTAGGTTGTCGGCCATGTTCAGTTCACCTGACATGGTGTCGCCCGCCTTGAGGACCCGCTGGCCTACCGATACTAGAGCCGCAGAGACGGCGGCAGAGACGGTATTGACTTGGACTTGAAGTGCCGATACCTGTACGGAGACTGCGTTGACCTGCACCTGCACAGCAGAGGTTGCGGCGCTTACAGTGCTTACCCGGATTTCAAGAGCGGAGACGACATTGTTCGTGGAAGTAAGGGCAGCCGATACTGTATTAACTTGGACTTGGAGTGCGCTGACGGAAGCAGAGACGGCAGCAACGCGGATGTCAAGAGCGGATACCAGTACTGATACCGTATTAACTTGGGCTTGAATTGCTGAAGCTCTTGCCGATACGGTGCTGACGCGAATTTCAAGAGCCGACACTACATTGTTGGTAGATGTTAGGGCAGCAGAAACAGTGTTGACCTGAACAGTTAGAGCCGATACTAGAACCGATACAGCATCGACTTGCGTCTTGGCACCGGCTGCTATCGTAGATACGGAACTGACGCGGACTTCTAGGGCGCTGACCACATTGTTGATGGAGGTGATGGCAGCAGCATTGACGGAGGTGCGGGCACTGACAGCAGCCAGTTCGATGTTGAGGGCGCTGACGGAAGCCTGGGTGTCGATGAGGGCGGTGGAGTTGGTCCAGACGCTGGCACTTACGTTCCAGGCAAGGACTTCGCCGTTAGCAATGGAAGCTTCGGCAGAGGTCTTGACGTTGTGAAGTTCGCCCAGTTCGTAGCCGTTCTGGACCTTGACGTAAAGGGAACCGCCACCAACGGAGTTACCCTTGACGACGTAACCCATCTGCACTAGATGCTGGGGCGCGATGGGCTTGGTGGGCGTCAGTTCACCAGCCGATACCGGAGACAAGTAAACAATCTGCCCATCGGTGTATGCAGCCGTGTCGACATTGAGGACGACGCCGTCAGTGGCAACATAGCCAGTGCCGAGGTTAGAGACTGTCTCCAGCATAAGGCCGAAGATGGTGGCACTATCGGAGTCGCTGTCGGCTTGGGCTAGTGCGCCTGTGAGGCGTTGGCCTTGTGCGCCAGTGACCTTGACGGCTTTGCCTTTGGGTAGGGTGACGCCGCTGTTGTTGTAGATTTGGGCGACGGTACGCTGACCGATGAGTAGGTTGACGGTGCCCGACAAACCCAAGTCAAGAGTACCGTGGGTGATGTCCCATGTTAGGCGCCCAGCAGAAGTGGCGTAGCTTGTAGTGGTATTGAAATCAATGTACTGGACATTGGTTAAGTAGTCGCCGTTGCGGAATACTTTTAGGGAGACGACTGCGTTGACGGATGCGATGGCGGCAGTGTTGGCGGAAGTGAGGGCCGAGACGTCTGTAACGCGGATTTCTAGGGCCGAAACACGGGCTTCTAGACCCGTAATGGCCGATGTATCGATGGTAGCAAGCACCGAATTAATGGCTGAAATGGACGCCAGAGCCTGCACCATCTGCACATTTAGCACCGAAACAGAGGCAGATACGTTCGAAATGCGTACGTCTAGGGCGCTTGCTACGGCGGATACAGCAGATACGCGCACTTCAAGGGCGCTTACGACGTTATTGACAGACGTAATGGCTGCGGTATTAGAGGCGCCTGTAGCAGATGCGGCGCTCACGCGCACTTCTAGGGCGGATACGACGGCACCGATGGATACGACAGCAGCCGATACAGTGTCGATGCGTGAATCGTAAGTGGCTACTACACCGCCCAGTGAGGTGATGGCAGCAGCGTTAATAGAGGTGAGGGCTGATACCTGGGCGATCTGGGTTTGAAGGGCAGAGACGACAGGTATCAGGGATACGTTGGCGAAGGCTACGAGAGTGGAGACAGTTGTCTGGAGCGTGCCGCCACTCTGTACGATGGGCAGAAGTTCCGCTCCGGTCAGTGGACCTGCGGTGGTAAGCTGCGAAATCTTCTGCGCTGATGCCATTATTACTTCTTCAGATGGAGGAACCTAGCCAGCATCTTAGCATACTTCTTGATTTTATTCCACAAATTGGTGCAAATGAACATTTAAGTCAATCCTCGTCTGGAATGGTGTCGGTTGGTACGCAGAGCATCTCGAATAGCGTGTCGGCCATGCCCTTTGCGAGGACTGCCGAGTAGGGAATGGTGGTGGCCTTGACGCCATCCGCTTCTTCCCACGCAATCAGCACCGCATTTGGGCTGCGAGCTACGACACGGGCTACGACTTCTTGGATTTTGCGCTCCAAATCCGCAGCTTCTGCGAATTGCTCCATAGCCAGAGCCTTTTCGTCGGGTAATTTGCGGGCAGGCCCCGTATCTGAGGTGCCGCAACGCTTCTTAGTGGCTTCTTTGGTCATGTGACCCTCCTAAAAGAAGGAGCCAGTAGGATAATACCCCACTGGCCCCAAGAAATCAAGCTTTGTTGCGTCTCATAGGTAGAAGCGCGTAGACGGCTTCACGCTCTGAGTCAGTATATCCGCCCCAACCCTCAATCTCCGCAAGAGAGCGAAGGCAGGAAGCGCAATAAGCAGGGTTGTCAGCCCGATTAACAGTACATTTTCCAACACATGGACTCCTTCTAGTCTTTTCGATTGTGTTCATCAAGCCATTCCAGTATTGCTTGCAATTCTTGCGCCGTAGCATCACTCTTAAGACGGTTAGCCCGCATAGAAATGACAGCAACATTCCCCGGTACATACCCTAAAGAGGGTATAATTTTGTCCAGAGTTGGAATGTTATCCGGTCGAGTACTCCTTCCGTTACTAAATTCCAATTTGAGATGCTTAAATATTGGGCAATACTCTGGCATCTCAAAATCAGCTTCAGTTATTTCAAAAGGAATACCCTCTTGCTTAGCTCGACCCCGCGCACGCGACAAAATGTACTTCTTTGGATTCTTAATCCTCCAATCGTACTGCCCTTTGCGGCTATACTCGGGGTCTTCGCGGCGGCGCCGGGAGTAATATTGGCGCTTATACTCCCGGTCCTGGTCTTTATCTTTGTGTGGCATTACCGCACAGGACACGCACCCGTTGCACACTCGCCGCCAGTATCAATTTCAAAGTCGTCCGCCTCTTTTACGAGTTCATTAGCACCCATTTCTTCCCCTTTAATGGGTTTTAGGGTGTTTACATACTCGTTATACTCTTCGGCTGTGACTACCTGTTGGGGCAAATAGAGGTAGCCGAGGTCTTTGGCGGTCTTTGTGGGGTCCGTCCGGTACAAGAAGCTCACACCGACGTAGCTGTCCCAGTTCTTGTGGAGCCAATCCACGATTTCAGGGGCTTCATCGGGGCTGTAGCTGATGGTAACGGAGCAGTTGTGGTCCACATAGTTGTCCATGAGGAGCTTGTAGCGCGCCAACTGGGTAGTGGCAGGCTCCAAGTTGACCTCTTTGCCGTCGACAATGTCGAACTTGACGTTCTTGTAGGCGACTGGGAAGGTGACGAGCACGGCATCTTCACTGGACGGGTCTTGGAAGACGCGGTAGTTGGCGTCGATCAGGTCCTGCACGAAGGGGTC